AAGGCGCTTGCTGATCTTAACGGCAACACCGCTGCGTTCCGTTTGTCAGAAGATCGTCCGCACATCGAGGGCATGTCGCAGGAAATCGCTGATACGATTTTCTACGGTAATGAGGGAACGGAGCCGGAAGCGTTTACCGGCTTGTCTCCTCGTTTCAATGCTCTCACTTCCGCTCCTAACAGTGATAATGTCATTGATGGTGGCGGGGCCGGAACCGACAATGCCAGTATTTGGCTCTGTGTATGGGGACCGAATACTGGTTATGGTATTGTTCCGAAGGGCTCACAGGCAGGCCTCCAGCAGCAGGATCTCGGTGAAGTCACCATCGAAAATGTTGATGGAGCTGGTGGTCGGATGCAGGCGTATCGTTCGCACTATCGTCAGGATGCTGGTCTTACGATCCGCGACTGGCGTTACTTCGTTCGCATTGCCAACATTGATCGCTCAGCTTTGACTTTCGATGCCGCTACCGGCGCGAATTTGCCTAACCTTATGTTCGAGGCTTATGAGCGTCTGCCCAACGTCAACGGTCGAGTGGCTTGGTATATGGATCGAGGCATTGTCACTAAGCTTCGTCAGCAGTCAGCTTCAGCTGTTAAAACCAGCACACTGACTATTGATCAGGTTGGTGGCGCGATGGTCACTTCGTTCAACGGAGCGCCTATTCGTCGTGTTGACGTTCTTTCACCTGACGAAGCTCTCGTAGCCGCATAGGAGGTTAAAATGATTTTGGACGAACGAAATGAGTTTGCGGATGCCGCGAGTGTAGCTGCTGCTGCAGGAACGGCTCTTATCGGCGATGTTATTGATCTCGGTGCCGCTCATCGTGACATTGGACAGGGACAACCTGTTTATCTTGTCATCACGACAGATACCGAGATCATCACCGGCGGTTCGGCTGGCACGATTAAGTTCCAGTTGGCCTCGGACGCTCAGGCGGCGATTGCGACAGACGGTAGCGCGACTGTTCACATCGACACCGGAACCTTTGTAACGGATGACTCAGCAGCTAATGACGCCCAGATGAACGCTGGTGGTACTATCTTCTGTGGTCCACTCCCGATCGAAGGTAAGGTATATGAGCGTTATCTTGGCATCCTTGCTGTAATCGCAACCACCACCGTCACTGCTGGTAAAATCAATGCGTTCCTGACGCTTGATCCGACTGGTTGGGACGCTTATGCGGAAGGAGCTAACTAATGCTAGTTAACCTACGCAGAGGATGGTTCGATCCAGCCGGTAACCGCCGGAGGGTGAGTGACAATCCTCACGACTTCCCTGATGATTGGAAGGATCAACTTCCATCGACTGCGGAAGTGCTTCCAGCTGCTGAGGTTAAGGCAATTGCCAAGGCTGAGAAAGAAGCTGAGAAAGCGAAGTAAGGAGTTCGGTCGGTGGCAACAGATGCAGTAGCGCTCTACAATCTTGCTCTTGATGCTATCGGAGCGCGTGGTAAAATCTCTCTGCCGACCGAACAAAGTCGAGAAGCTGAGGCATGTAATTTATGGTTTCCGAATATTCGGGATCAGGTTCTTGCCTCAGCTCCTTGGCCAGAAGCTACGAAAATGGAACGGCTAGCTTTGGTTTCGACTCAAGATGATGATACTTGGGCGCAAGGCGAACCTCGACCAGATTTAACTTACGCTTATAGTTTTCCGTCCGATTGTCTCCGTCCGCAGTATCTTTCTGATTTCAGTCAATTTGCAGTTCAAAGTTACGGCGCGGAGAACAAAGCAATTATGACAAGCAAACAGTCTCCGGTGCTTGTTTATACTTTTCGTCAGAACCTGATCCAGCTTTGGGGACAAGAACTACAAATGGCGATTATGTACGGTGTCGCAGCTAGCATTTGTATTTCACTAACTGGCAAAACTTCACGCGCAAAAATTCTTATGCAACAGGCCAACGATATTATTATTGCCGCTCGCGAGACCGCGGCGAACACCAATAATGAGCGGTTGGACTCACTGCCTGATTGGATAGTAGGGAGAGGATATGCTGATGTTAGCTCACAAACTCGTTACTTTTATCCATTCGGCGGGTTGCTGACCTCGAATGTCGGCTGACATTGTAAAATACGCCTTTATTGGGGGAGAGATTTCTCCAACATTGTTAGGCCGAACGGATCTGACCAAATATGATTTGGCGGTTGCGGAGGGGCTTAACTTCTTTGTCGATTATCGAGGCGGACTTAGCTCGCGACCTGGAACAGAGCTTGTCGACACCGTGCATCTTGGCGCGCTTCATACTCGAATGTTTAAATTTCAGTTCGCGCCTGATATTGCGAATACTTATCTTGTGTTTTTTGGTAATAATTACATTCGTTTTTATCAGGATGGGGGACTGGTGCTCAACGCCGGAGTTCCTTATGAAGTGGCCACGCCTTTCGGCTCTGATGATCTTGACGGTCTTACGGTGGAACAATATCGAGATTTACTTCGCATAACCTCCGTCAATTTTCCAACTTATAATCTCATTCGCAACGATCATATTGATTGGGATTTGGTGGAGGAAGAAATTTCTCCCTTCGTTGAAGGTGTCGCTATTACCGATACTTTGATTTCGGACACAGGTAACGCCGATGTTATTTTTGGTGTGACGAAAGTATTGGAAGATGGAACTGAAAGTGCGATCGGCGCGCCTACCAAAATTGATGGTATTGAGAATTATACCGTAGAAAAAGGTGCTGTCAGTATAATTTGGCAACCAGTGGACGATGCAATTTATTACAATATTTATCGCTCGGTGGTTGCGAGCGGATCGCAGAATATCAGTTCCGGCTCTCCTCTCGGTTTCCTTGGGCGAGCGCATGGAACTAAATTCACCGATCCAAACATTATTCCCGATTTCACTCACACCCCGCCAATCCACGACAATCCTTTCGCTCCTGGAGCAATTGAAAAGATTAACATAACCAGTGGCGGTACGGGTTATACTGATTTTACCGCCGCGGTTACTGTGACTGATCCGACAGGAACTGGATTTGAGGGCCACGCCGTTATCAATGATGATGGTGAGGTTTCTTCGATCATTATAAAGTATGGTGGCACTGGATATACCGATCCTGATATTTCAGTTTCTGGAGGAACCGGGCTTGTTGCTACCGCCACTATTCGCCCACTGACTGGAACTTATCCGGCCCTGTCTAAAGTATTTCAACAGCGGCAAATTTATGCAGCTACATTGAACGACCCTGTAAATATTTGGGGATCGCGGATTAAACAGTTTTCCAATTTCGCCGCCAGCGATTATGTTCTCGATGACGATGCTTTTGAGTTTACCATCGACACATCATCTGTGACTCCTATTCGGCATTTGATTGTGAGCCGTGGCGGTTTGCTTGCTATGACTCAAAATGATGTGTGGTTGCTGAATGGAGGTAATTCAAACGCACCGTTGACGCCGACAAATGCACTCGCCGATCCTCAAAGCTACACCGGCGTTGCAACGCTGCAGCCCTTGCTTATCAACAACGATATTCTCTTTGTTGAAGGTAAAGGTCATGCTGTTCGTATGTTGACGTATAACGAGGTTTATAAAGCTTATAATAGCGAAGATAAGAGTATTTTATCATCGCATTTGTTCGGCCCTGGAAAAGATATTATCCGTTGGGCTTATCAAGAAAGTCCGTTTAAAATAACTTGGTGTGTTCGTGAAGATGGAATACTGCTTGCGTTCACTTCGATTAAAGCTGAAGAAGTGTTTGCGTGGACTCCTTGCCAGACAAAAGGTAAAGTTACAGACGTTATTGTAATTCAAGAAGATACGGAAGATCGAGTTTATATTACTGTCGAACGAAAAATTCAAGGGGCCTGGGTTAAATTTCTTGAACGCTTTAATCTCCGTCAGTATATAAACGTAGAAGATGCTTGGTGTGTGGATTGTGGTTTGAGCTTGTCGGCGACATATCCGCTCGGCTCGGTTACGTTTTTCCAGGATGAAGGTGTTTGGACAGCAGAAACCTCCGTCCCGCTCACCGCATCTGTCGGTGATTATATTCGAGGTGCCAATGGGATTTTCAAAATCACGGCTGGTTCTGGACAAGATTTTACATTGGAAATGTTTGCCGAACCAACGAATTTCATTCCAGAAAGTAACGAAACTGAAACCTTTCCGGTGCCGTCAGGAGAATGGACCTGTGATACACCTGTCGATACATTGAGCGGCTTGGATCATCTTGAAGGACAAACAGTTTCTGTCCTCGGTGACGGCAATGTATTTGGACAAAAGGTTGTTACAGGTGGGACAATAGAACTTGACCACTCTGTTACTCGTGCGATTGTAGGCTTGCCGTTTACTTGTCGGGCTAAAACTCTTCCAATCATTGTACCCAACGCTGCTATCGAAAGCAAACGTAAGCGGATAGTAGGCATTGGCGTTAGGATGGATAAATCTCGCGGGCTTAAAGCCGGGCCAGAGCTTGATATGCTCAGTGAAATTCGAGACAGGTCTACGGAAAGTTACGGTCAGCCGACGCGATTGATTAATGGCATTAAATATCAGCTCTTGTATACTCAATGGGAAGAAGGCGGACAAACTTATTTCGTCCAGACCGATCCTTTGCCCTGCAATATTCTGTCTGTAGTTTTTGATATTGAGGTCGGTGATGAACAAGATTGAGCTTATCACTGGATTGCCGGATTGGCATTGGAAGCCAAACTCACAACGTGAGATTACGATGAATGGGATTGATCTTGTCAAAGAAACTGATTTTATTTGGCGGATCGGTAACGTGGCGGTAGCTGGATTTATTCATGCGAGTTTTTTATCGCCGCCGTGGATGTGGTTTGTGCTGGCAGAAAATGTTACTATCGCAGATCTCATTGATTTCCGTCGGCTTGCTCAGTTAAGAATTCCAAAAGGAACTCTTACTTGCGTTGGTGCCGATTTTGAGGTCGGATTGAAATTTGCAAAGATTTATGGGTTTGCGGAAACCGGAGGCGAGGTAATTTATTCCGATCGCCAGTATAAAATTATGAGGAAGATTTAATGGCATTTCTTCCGGTTGCATTAGCAGTAGCTTCGACTGCGCTTGGCGGAATAGCGAGTTTTTCGCAATCGCAATATCAAGCTCAAGTTGCTGAGAACAATGCAAAAATAGCTCGACAAAATGCGAACCGCCAAAGTGCCGCAG